GCTAATGGTTCCATGAAAATCTTTGAACCTCAGTCTGATGGTTGGCCTAAGATTGGCAGTAAGCTGTATAAATTTAATCGTGAGACAGTGGAAGTAATTATTTAGGCCGATGTGTTATAATGTCTACACGAAGCAAAGCAATAGTTTTAAAGGAAAGCCAGCCGTATTTAACTTTACCCGCTATAGCAATTAAGCTGGGTGTAACTAAGCAGCGTATTTTTCGTATATTAAAGGAAGCAGGGTTACCAACTAAAGGACTCTATCAACGTAAGAAGTTGATATACTGCCCTGTTTGTAATAACCCCACTCCTAATAAGCAAGTAGTTTGTCCAGGTCAATGTAAAGAATATATTAAATATGTTCAGGTTAAATGTGAATTTTGCCACATAGGTTTTCAACGTAAGAAACGAATTATTAAAGATAGCTATAGGCGAGGTTACTTACATATATTTTGTAGTAAGTCATGTTATAATAGAGGAAAACGGGATGGTATAACAGGGCAGAGGAGTAGATAAATGCATTTTCATCGTGTTGATAAATTATATTGGAAGTTATTAGTCGGGATAACCGCCATGCATATGTTAGAGGATAGCATCATGGTTACCTTTTTTAAATTCGCTCCGTTTCCTTTATGGGTTTTATATTTAATTGTATTGGGATTTTCTGGCCTTATGGCTAACTATGCATATTGGATTACTAAAGGATATTCACCTTGGAGTTTGTGGAGATTAATATGGAAACGAAAATAGAAATTAATGATGCTTTGATTACGCAATGGGAACCCAAGGTTCAAAAGTTAGCATCCTCTGTTTTTGTATTAGATATGGATAGGGATGATATTGCTCAAGAATTAAGGATAGCAATTTTAAAAGCTGCTAAAGGATTTGATTCTTCCTTAGGTACATCTTTTCATACGTATCTTCATACGACTATGTTGAATACATTGCGTACTTTGATTGTACGAGCGCAGAGAAAACATATCGAGACTCAAAGTATGGAAGAATTATTAGATCCATCAGTTGGATGGGAGATACCCTCTAGTAAGATACAACAAGCATTAGGTGTTGAAGATGACTCGTTTGATTATTTTGAAACTTTAGAATTAATTAACAACAGTCATATGACTTCTAAAGAAGAACAGTTTATTCTCTTGAGATTAGAAGGATTGACTATGGAAGAAATCACAGAAGATTTACATGAATCAGCGTATACTATTAGGGCAGGACTTAGAGAAAAAGTACGAGCATTGTTTGAAGGAGAAAAAACTTATGATAATGGAGAAACGGGAGAAAGCGATAGAAGATTATAATTGTCAAGATTTACATAGAATTTTTTCAGAAGAATATGGTAAGAAACATGGCAAAGAATATGTGTCATCTAGATTCATAGGGTATGAAATGAAATTGTTGAAAGGTCTATTAGATACACACGATGTCTTTGCCATTTTGTGTGGGGTAGTATCTTGTATCAAGAGGAATTCTGATACAGTACATATCCCATATTTTGTTGCAGGGATAAAATTTTATCTTTCTACAGATGATAATCCTGAATTACAGTGGAAAATTATGGCTAGTAATAAACAAGAATATATTAATAAATGGAATCAATTACGTTTGATTAAAGCTAAATGGCTCCCTAAAGCTACAGATAAACGAAAGATGGAAGCATTAGAAAAAGAATTAATGGAGTGGACAAATGCCAAAGAAGGAACGCCATCAAAGAAAAAGACCTCTAGGGTTAGTAAAAGTAAAAAGGAATCTGGATAAAAAAGACCTCCAAGGACGCACCGCTCCTGAGGGGGAGTTTCGGGTTATTGCAGTCCATCAATTAAATAAAAATGTGTGGGTGGAAGCCACAGTAGATACATTTGCTCAAGCTAAAGATATGGTAGATAAGTTTAGGGGAAGAGCAGATGTGGTATACTATGTGCACAATGATTCTAATCGAATTATCTATGATTCTAAGAAGGAGTAGAGAATGGAAAACTATGATTATATTGAGTCGGGTTTAATATTAGGACTAACAGAGAAAAAGAATTTTGGTAAATTTAAATATACATCGAAAGATTTTGCACAACATGGGGATGCCTTCAAGTTTGTAAATAAGTATTTAGATAGTTATGGAGAACTTCCAAGTGAGAGTACAATTTGTGAAAACTATCCTACCTTGGATGATTCAGCAAAGAATCTTACGTTTGATTATGCTCTCGATACTTTCAAAGACCAAGTACTCTTTAGACAAGTAGTCGGGTCATTTCAAAAGAATAAAGCTTTATTGCTGGAGAAACCGAAAGATGCGTATGCACAGATTGTAACTGCATTACAAGATATAGGTTTGGTCTATGATGAAGATGTTACTAATTATGATAGTGGTCATTTAGAACGCTATAATGAATGGAAGCGAAAGAATGATTTACGGCAAGAAGGTATGATGGGTATACCTACTTCCTTTGAATCAATCAATAAGATTGGTGTAGGTTGGATGCCAGGAGAATTAATCTCCTTGTTTGCTCGACCAGCTATGGGTAAGACTTGGTTATGTGTCCATGCAGCAGCAGTAGCTATGATGGCTGGATATAAGACCTTACTCATCTCTACGGAGATGTCTACTAGTTCTATTAGTTTACGGACTGATATTGTATTAGCTAATATGATGGGATATTCTTTCTCTCATAAAGCTTTACGTAATGGTGACCCGATTGATGAAGATGCGTATAAGAATTTTCTGATTAAACTTAATGGGCGTAAGATGTTAATCTGTGACCATATTGAAGGACAGCAAGGCATGTCACTAGAGGCTATATCAGGATTAGTACGTAAACATCAACCTGATTTTGTGGTATTAGATGGAGTATATCTTGTCTCTAGTGGTGAAGGTAAGAAGGCTATGTGGGAACAATCTCATTCATTATTCTATGGATTGAAGAATCTATGTATGAGCCATAGCATATCCATGTTTGTTTCTACTCAAGCTAATAGGGATGCAGCGGATTTATATGCACCCCCTAGAGCGGAGCATGTGGCCTTTGGGGATGCTTTACTTAGGGCATCGGATGTAGCCCTTTCAATGTGTATGGTAGAAGATGATGATTTTAAACGTATTATCCAATATCAGAAATATCGGGATGGGGAACTACATATTGATAATTCCTCTCTCCTGTGGGATGTGGACATTGGATGTATTAAAGAAGACACTCGTTTCGTAGGAGAGTTTTAATGATTGATTGGACAACGGTATTATTAGATGTAGGCATATCTCCATCTATGTACAAGGAAGAATTTTCTATTCGATGCCCTTTTCATGAAGATAAAATAGATTCATGTTCTATCAATATTGAGAAGGGAGTATGGATTTGTTTTGCAGGATGCGGTTCAGGCAATTTAAAATCTTTTTTACAAAAGTATTTAAATTTCTCTCGGCTGCAAGTAGATAATTTACTGCATGAACAGGAAGCTGATTTTAATATTAATCTGTTTGATAGTTTTGTTATAGATGATGAAAAGCTTCCTGAAACAGATTTTCCATTTATGTGCGACTTAGTACCTAAATGGATTGTGGAACGGGGATTCAATAGATATACATTAGAAAAATGGGGATGTGCTATCAACACATACAATGATCTAATAATTCCTGTAAAAGATATTGACCAGCGTTTAGTTGGATGGATTAGTCGAAGATTGAATGCTACTCCTAAGTATATGTATTCTAAAGGACTAAAGAAATCAAAGCTTCTCTTTGGAGCTTGCTACCTAGATAAACATCCATTTGTTTGTATTACAGAAGGAAGTCTAGATACTATGTGGTTAGACCAACACGGCTTTGGTTCGGTAGCCTTATTGGGGTCAAGCATGTCAAAAAAACAGAAGGAAATGTTGTATAATATACCAACACAAGAATTTGTTATTTGTTTAGATAATGATACTACAGGATTACGAGCTATGAATAAGATATTTAAAGAATTATCTATGAGCTTTATCGTATCGTATATAACATTACCTAAAGGGATTAAAGATGTACAAGATGTAAGAAATGAAAATCAACTTTGTGATATAATAGAAAAACGAAATTATTGGTAAGGAGAAAATAAATTATGGGTGGGATAAATAGAATACAAGAACGAAGAGAAGAACAGCGCGCGGGAATTAGTAATGGGAACCAAGCCGTAGGAAAAGAGATTTGGTTTAAAGATGGCGACCAGGCTTTCATAACGGCTCTGGCTACAGGTCATGAAGATGATACTAAGCTAGATGAGTTTTATATTTATACATATAGGTCTGGTAATAGGTGGGTCAATCTGTTGTCTGATCCCGATACGGATACTTCCGATGTACCTTCAGATACACGGCCTAGCCATAAGTTTGGTTTCTGGGCCTTTATCCATGAAGTTATACATCCTGAAAAGCGGGTGGATTCCTGGGAAGAAATATCTGGCCCTGGTGGGAAGAAGATGTTTAAAGAAGTAGTTAACGATTATCGTCTGGTAGCTTTGACATTTGGTCGTAGCGATTACATCTGGAATCAGTTGGTTGATGTCTATAATGATTGGGGTCAACTTGATAAGGGAGTAATCCGAATTAAGCGAACAGGGTCAGGTATGTTGGATACTTCTTATACGATTTCTGCTACTGCTAGGGAAATGGAAATTCCTGATGATAAGGTTGAAGAACAGGACGACCTTCCTCCTGTAAAGGAATACTTTAAAGATAGGTATGGTTCTGTTACAGCTTCTGTTGCTGCATCAAATGGCACTACCCCCTCTTCTGAAGCGGTTAAGCTTGATGAGCTTTTCTAGATTAGGGATAGATGAATACTTTGCTGGTATCTCAAAACTTGTAGCAGAGCGTAGTACATGTAGACGACGAGCTGTTGGTTGTGTACTGGTTGATTCTCATAATCACATAGTAGCTACAGGATATAATGGAGTACCAGCAGGCTTTAAACATTGTTTAGATGTACCATGTGAGGGAGCTACGTCTCCCTCTGGTACTCAATTAAATGAGTGTTGGGCGGTTCATGCCGAAATGAACGCCTTCCTCCAACTTCAATCTGATGATAACCTTACTGCATAC